CGGCTTTGACGGATGCTGGTCTTCGCCGTGCAATCCAGCGTTTGGACGACAGCGATGTTCCGATGGACGGACGTTTCTTGATCGTTCCTCCTTCGACCCGCAACACCATGATGGGTCTTGCTCGTTTCACTGAGCAGGCTTTCATTGGTGATGGCGCTACCATCCGTAACGGTCAGATTGGTGATGTATACGGCGTTAAGGTCTTTGTAACGACCAACGCTGATACAGCAACGACAACGACTACCCGTGTTGCTCTGTTGGCACACCCAGAGGCATTTGTTCTGGTTGACCAGCTTGGCGTTCGTGTTCAGACCCAGTACAAACAAGAGTACCTTGGTACGCTGTTGACTGCTGACACGCTCTACGGTGTTGGTGAGTTGCGTGATACCTCTGCTGTGGCTCTTGCTGTTCCTGCCTAATCAGGAATAACAATCGGGGGCTGGCTCACAAGGCTGGCCCTCTTCTAACCACTTAAGGAGATTATTATGCCTATCAATCAAGGTCGTTCACAGTTTCAGGGCTTGTTTTCTGAGATGTGGACTCATTCTGAGTCTGTTAACTTTGGTAACGCTGCTACTGGCTCTGGTACGTTTGCATCTGTTGACGTAACAGTCCCTGGTGTTGCTCTTGGTGACATCGTTATGGGTGTCTCTATCGCTATTGACACTGTAGACACTGTTATCGCTGGTGCAGTAACTGCTGCTAATACGGTTACTCTGACTCTTTTAAATAACACTGCTGGTGCTGTAAATCTTGATGCCGCCATTGTAGATTTTATTGTAGTACGCCCAGCATTCTAAACCTTACGGTTTTGCCTCTTAGGAGGCTTTTCTTTAGCATCTTCGTTGAGGGTGTTAAAGAAAACAACATAGAGGACTAAAATGATACCTCACACCTTCCCTGCAATACTCACAACCTCACAGTTAAGTTATATGACTGTTGCACAGATTACCCCTACTACGGCTCAACTTGCGTGGTTGGATTACATCCCTGTTACTATAACCACAACACCACCTTCTGCATTAAATAGTTATGACCTTAATGGCGCTATTGGCGCTAATGTTGTTGCGTTAAGCACTGCTCAGATAGCATGGCTTGACTATGTTCCAGTTCAGGCCCTAACAACACAAGCATTAACAGCATTCTCGACCGATGCTGGTGGTTTTATTCCGCTGTATAAGCCTTAAGGAACCCTAACTATGGCTATCTATCGTGGTCCCGGTGGTCCCGGCGATGCAACAGCAGATCAAGCAAACACAGCGCAGTTAGCACTAACTTATGCTAACCAAGCCGCTTCTAGCGCTTCTGCGGCATCAACTTCTGCAACTAATGCATCAAATAGCGCATCATCAGCGTCAAGTTCAGCCTCTACCGCAAGCACGGCTGCTAGTAATGCTCAGACGGCTGAGACTAATGCCGAGACTGCTGAGACCAACGCTGAGACAGCGCAGACCGCAGCCGAAGCTGCTCGTGATGCCTCAATCAACCTAGCCACTAACTTCACGGCTACGGCTACTACGCTATCGCCAGGATCTAGTGCGACAGCCTCTTACAACTCTGGTACCTATACCCTAACCTTAGGCATCCCAACAGGCGCTACTGGCTCTACAGGCTCTACAGGGGCCACTGGTGCTCAAGGACCAGAGGGTCTTAAATGGTTAGGTGCTTATGCCGGTGGCACAACATATGCAATCGATGATGCCGTCAGTTACAACGGTTCTTCCTACATCTGTAAACTGGCTTCTACTGGTAATCTACCTACTAACACTACTTATTGGGACACTCTAGCCGAGAAGGGCGCATCAGGCTCTGGCGCTGGTGACGTAACTGGTCCTGGTTCTGCTGTTTCTAACAACTTTGTAGCCTTTGATGGCACCTCCGGTAAGATAATTAAGGACAGTGGCTACGCCTCTTCTAGCTTTGAGCCTGCCGACGCTACAATCCTGAAGTCTGCTGCAATCGGTGTTTCTGTACAGGCTTATGATGCACAGTTGGCTGATGTTGCTGGCCTTACCCCTACAGACAATGGGGTCATTATTGGCAACGGAACTAACTTTGTTGTCGAGTCTGGGGCTACATTAAAGACCTCTCTTGGCCTGACTATCGGTACAGATGTACAGGGCTACGATGCTCAACTTGCTGATATTGCTAGCTTGACACCAACGGATAATGCTGTTATAATTGGAAATGGTACTAACTTTGTTGTGGAGTCTGGAGCAACATTAAAGACTTCTCTTGGTCTAACTATTGGCACAGATGTACAGGCATACGACAGTAACTTAACATCGTTTGTTAATACATTTACTTTACCAACAACGGACGGCACAGCAAACCAGGTATTACAAACTAACGGATCAGGAACACTTTCTTTTGCAACATCCAGCGGTGGCATCACAACTGGCAAAGCAATCGCAATGGCGATAGTCTTCGGAGGATAATATGGCAGCACCTAATATAGTAAACGTAGCAACCATCACAGGCAAAACCAATGTGGTGGACTTAACTTCAACATCAGCAACGTCAGTTGTCAGCAACGCAGCTTCTAGCGGAAAGGTCTTTAAGATCAACTCGCTGATTGTATCTAACGTAGATGGCACATCAAACGCTGAGATTACAATTAGCCTCTACTCTGCTGCGGCTCTTGGCGGCACAGCAACACAAATTTGCTCAACTGTTGTTGTTCCAGCAGACGCATCGTTGATTGTTATTGACAAATCCTCTGGCATCTACCTTGAGGAAGATAAGTCAATTGGCGCAACTGCAAGCGCAGCTAATGACTTGAAAGTGGTCTGCTCATACGAGGAAATTTCCTAATGAGACGCTATCCGGGCGGGTTAATTTCCGCTACACCGCCAACAGTTAATCCATTGACTGCAAAAGGCGTTTGGACTTTACAAGAAGCATTGCAATACAAATTAGCTGGCACTTGGCCCCAAGTTAATTACACCGTCATCCAAACCTTTACGGCTACTAGCACATGGACTTGTCCTACTGGAGTGACCGAGGTTGAGTATTTGGTGGTTGCGAGTGGCGGTGGTGGCGCACAGCGTGGTGGAGGTGGAGGCGGCGCAGGTGGATTTAGGACTGGTACAGGTCTTTCTGTAGCCGCTGGAACAGATTACACAATTACAGTTGGCGCTGGCGGGCCTGGCGCAGCAGTTTCTGCAACAGGTAACAACGGAACTGTTGGCAATAATTCAGCTTTTTCAACCATAATAACTTCTAATGGTGGTGGATATGGCGGCGCAGTAGTTTCTAGCACTTATAACGCTGGCGGGAATGGTGGTTCTGGTGGTGGAGGCTGTGCTGGTTTTAGTAATACTAGCGCTGGATCAGGCGGCACAGGAAATACTCCAAGCACTTCGCCGAGTCAAGGCAATACTGGTGGTGCAGGAATAAATGGCCCTGGTGGTACTGCGTCTGCTGGCGGTGGTGGTGGCGCTAGTGCGGTTGGACAAACTGCCCCTAGCACAGGGCAGGGTGGCAATGGCGGCAATGGAACGGCATCATCCATCTCAGGAACTTCTGTAACTTACGGAGGTGGTGGCGGTGGTGCTGGAAATACCACAGGTGGTTCTGGTGGCACAGGTGGTGGTGGAGATGGGAAGTCTGGAACTACAAATGGTGAAGCGGGTGATCCCAATACTGGTGGTGGTGGTGGAGGCGCTCGTAATGATACCGATGGAACATCAACTTCTGGCGGCACAGGCGGCTCCGGTATCGTCATTCTTAAATACATCGCACCTACACAATCCGTATTTACATTCAAAGGTTCGACCAAGTGGGTAGCACCTACTGGCGTATCTTCTGTTGACTACCTTGTGGTTGCTGGTGGTGGTGGCGGTGGTTATCAGCGTGGTGGTGGAGGCGGTGCTGGAGGATTTAGAACCGGAACATCACTTAGCGTAACTGCTGGTACTGAATACACGGTTACTGTTGGCGGTGGTGGTGCTGGAGGAGTTGTAACTCCGGGAAGCGCAATAGGAAGCAATGGTTCAGACTCTTCTATAGCAGGCTCACCTATTACAGAGAACCCATCTGGCGCTGGAACTAACACCCTAAAAGCCTATGGTGGTGGTGGTGGGGCCGGAATACAAACCAACGGTCCAGCAACAAATGGAAATCCTGGTGGTTCTGGCGGCGGTGGAACTACTGATGGAGTTACGGGAACAAATCTTGGCTCTGGAGGCGCTGGAAACACACCAAGCACTTCTCCATCACAGGGTTCTACTGGCGGTAATAGCGCAACAGGCGGCCCAAATTATGGTTCTGGGGGTGGTGGCGGCGCATCCGCAGTTGGGGCAAACGGAACTACAACTACGGGCGGTAATGGGGGTGCTGGAACTGCTTCATCTATAAGTGGTAGCAGCGTAACCTATGCTGGTGGTGGTGGCGGTGGAACTTTCAACGGAGGAACCGCTGGCACAGGCGGGTCTGGTGGTGGAGGTGCTGGCAAAAATACAAATGCCAACGGCGATAGTGGAACCGCTAACTTAGGTGGTGGTGGTGGGGGTGGTGGTAGCGCTCCGGCTGGTAATAATCCGGGCGGCGCTGGCGGTTCAGGCATTGTCATCATCAAGACCAATCAATAACGAGGACAAATGGAAACCAAAATTTATCGGCTGTATGGAATCGACACCGCAATGCACTTGTTAAGACCGGGTGCAAAGTGGGAAATCTCAAACACTTATTTCTCCCGTTGGGAAGACCCAAGACCCTGCCCTACTTG